TTCTGACGGTTCTTTGTATCTTGACGACGCAAATCAGGTAGAGGAATCTTATCAGTCAACATAGAACTATCAGCATACCGTTGAGAAAACTCCTGGAATGTGAAACTCCTATGCCTCAAAATTTGAGCTGCGATTCCGCGATTCGTTTCAATCTCTAGTGTCATGAACGCTTGTTCAAATACAGACCAGTGATTGTGTTTGATACAATATTTTAACAGACCAGCAACATTAGGATTCTCCTGGTTGTTCGGGTTGCTCACCCTCGCTACGTACCCCATCATCTTCTCCGCTTCTGGAGTTATGGAGACTAGACGGACTGACCCATGTTGTTGCTTCATTCTTGAATCCTTTACTCATCATTTCACGTTTACGTTTGAGACCCTCTTTTGCAAAACGCAATTGCATCCTCATGTAATGGATCTCTTCACTAGTATACAGCATTGGGTTCTTATCCGCAAGCTTAATCGCTTTCTTTGCTGCTTTAATTGTATCCTTGAACCTCAATGGGTTACCTCCTTTAAGTATTGGACGAATGCTTCTTCAGCACCCTCCGTTGATTTATTACCCTGGGATACCCAATGATGACAGAATTCATACAGATGCTTTCCTGTTTTTAATTTCAAATAATGTTTCAATTTAATAAACACATCAGCACGAAGAAGCATACGTTCATCGCTGTATCTCCAATCAGTCTGGATATCCGTCATCATCATCCTCTGAAGTTAATACTCTTGGTTTTGTTTTGTTTACATGTTCGTCCCAAGGATGAACATAAAGTTCTACGTTAGAATAAACTTCACTCTCTAACGCATCGGTTAAAGACTTAAGGTTTCTGACGATAAGTTTTAGTCGTTCTCTATCCATATATTTATGGTAAGGTGTACTTATTATAACACAAAAAAAGAGGGGTCGCAACCCCTCTAAAAAATTTTATCTGAAGATGTAACTACACACCTTCTTGCATGAACTTTGGTTTAATGAGTCGCACTCTATTAAACATTCGTAGTAGTCGTTAAGTTTCTGATTTTCTACCTCCAAGTCATTTATTGTACCTTCAAAATGTGTCCACTCACCTAGTTGTGAGCGAGATAGTAGATTGTGCATGGGCTCCTCCGAGCAATGATTCATCGTATAAAGGAGGGTAAGGATTCATTTTTTCACCTCGCATGATTCTACCACTATCTAGGTAAATTAGAATGAAATTTGTATAATACATAACAACTCTTATTTTTTGTATGCGTTGCTACATATTTAATGTAAAGATAAAAAAAGCGGGGTGTGAACCCCGCTGAATACGTTTTACAAGTAACTCACTTGATGTAAGCCTTACCGCGATAGCAGAATGTACCGTGGGTTTCCTTACTTTCAACACAACGGGTGTTATACTCGACACCACGATATGAGGTGTGAAGAATTTGTGCGTTGTGAAGTGCAGCAGCTCTGTTGATCTGCTTNCGAATGAGGTTAAGTGTGTTCATGAGTCTTCTCCTGAAGTTGGGGTGAGGTTTTAAGTCTCCCGTTCCTTCAGTCGTTTGCGTCCCATGGATAGCATTCAGGAGTTGCCTCCTTCATGACCTCAATCAATTCCACCTTAAATTCAGGAGGAATATTCTCATTCTTTCTCATCCGCAACATAATTGCATCAGTTTGAGAACAAGTGAGGGTGGTATACAGTAGTATATCAATCATGGGATGAACGCTCCGTTCCGCGACTTACTTGCGTCCCACCCGAGAGCGGGATGAACGATGGTATTAGTATACCATACTATGTATGTACAGTCAACTGTATCTANTAATACATGTCAACTTCTTGGTGACAGGTAGTAGAACTTATCGTTATCAAGGACACCAATTCTTCTGATGTCAACATCAAGTTGAAGATCTTGAAGTCTTTTAGCAATACCAAATGCTTCTCTCCACTTTCTAAAGACTTGCAATTCGGTAGTCTTTTCTGTAGATGTTGGTTTGCCATCTACAAATCCAGCAAAAGCCAACCAGTCTCTATCAAGACCTTTACTATAAGTATAAACAATTACCCATGAGTTACCTGCGGATATAGATCCGTCAGCGTTAAAGGGTGCTCTACGTACAACAGACATTATTTTTTTGGTTTCTTGTTAGGATCTTGCCAGAGTTTAGGATTAGCTCTACCCTCTGTTTGGTTCATACTAATCACACTATGATACTTATCCCAGTAGTGATCAAATATCTCTGATTTTTTAGCAGATATAACAATATCATATTGGACTCCACCTTCAGNATTATACTCAATAATATAAGCAGTGCATGGTAGCGATGTATCTTTTGCTAATTCAGGGTCACATTTTTCATGAAGTAAATTCAAGAACGACCTCCCCATTGAATAGTTGGGAAAGCAGATTCAACACATTGCTTTGTGATCTTCCAACGCTTACCAAGCTTCCTATCCTTTGCCAAGCAAAGAACTTCTGCTTCTCCTTTATTAAGTCCCTCTAACAGTTGAATGAAAAGAGTCTCTCTGCGGTTCTTTGTGAGGTTTGCACCGCCTTTAAAGAAGAGATATAGTTTGCGATACTCATGCTCAAGAATAGTGTGTTCTGTGCCCTCTGGTGCTTCATTTGCACTGTAAGGTACATCACCTTCAGGAAGCATTGAGATAATACTCTCATCAAAATTAATGATAAGTAATTGTCTCAATGCATTTGAGTTATGTTGTTGAAGAAGTTTGATTTTTTCTGCTTTTGTTTTGGCATTAGAAATCTTTTGTAGCACCTCATTAATTAATAATCTCATGACTTAATTCATTTCGTAAATGTATTTATTCTTCGTCAGATTCGTCTTCATCTATAAAACGAACTGACAATAGTTCTTCGTTTATCCANTGNCCGTCNCCGTCNAACATTTCTGGATGTATGTTTTCCTGTTGAGCTCCGTACATGTANTCATGGAGTTTTTCGTTTACTGTCCACCCAGCAATAATGCCGATACACAAAAAGAGAAANGACACTGTTGCCGATACGTAAACCATCGTTACTTCTGTCATTGTTCAACTCCGAACTAGTTTTTTATTCTAGAGTCTCCCACATAAACTCAATTTTAAATTGAAATTTTCGTTTGAATAAGGAGACTATCTTTATAAGTTGGAACCCTTTCTTTTCAGGTTCTTCATTGTTTCTTCTCCCCCGTAGCATTAATTCTACACCTTTATTTATTTTAAGATCTTCCATTAATTAATCCAATTACTACGACTTGTTTGTGGAATACCATCCATTAACTTACCCCAGATTATTTTATCGCGACAGATAGACAGATCCCATTTTTCTTTTCTCCATTTTTTATCTGGAGCATAGCAATATGAAAGAAAATCAACGGCATAGATATTGCCAGTTTCATATTCCATTAAAAAATTCCCAGTATGAAAATCAGAAAAAGTCCAGTCTTCATCTCGTTCAAGAACATCTTCCCTCACAATTTTTTGTAAATGAGGAACTAATGTTCCAATGCCTACGCCTTTAATGAAGCGAACGTTGTATGAAATAGTTTTACTATCCAAAACTTCATAAGAATATTCTGGTATACGAACTCGATTAAAGTTTTCGTCTGCTAGTCTATCTAGTTTTTCTTTTACATGATTTAGAGAAGTGCTGTCCTTACAATGAACTACTTTACTAAAATCAAAAGAAGTATGCACTAAAGATCGAATAATTTTATCCCCGACACTAAAATGCGTTAAACTTTTATACATTAATAATTTTATTTTCTACAAAATATTTTGCAGTATCAGTGAGTCCACCTATATCCACTCCATCAATTACTACATGAGGATATGTATCGACATCAGGAAATTTTTTCACAAAATCTTCTCTACTAATATCTTTTCGGACTACGTATTGAGTGTACTCAATGTCTGCTCTACGACAAAGTTCTTTTATCTGCTCACAATAGTAGCATCCTGGGGTCGTGTAAATTACAATATCCATAAAAAAAGAGGGTCTCTTGACCCTCTAATTATAACAGTTATAAAGTAATTTGTCTAGGAGGTGGTCTGAATGGGCAGTCGCGACACCCAGCACCACAACATCCTCTAGAAAGGATCAGTGAAGTGCTTATCGATAACTTCGATACGTTCTTCTTCATGAGCAATGATATCTAGTTGTTCTTGAATAGCACCTAGAACATCTGGGTGCTCACCAATACCTACAGGATTGTGTAGGTATACTTCTACGTTTGCTTTTGCTTTGGCAATATTACCTTCAGCATCACCACGTAGAGCAGTTAATAATGTAGTACGTAAGGCAGACATAATTTTTTTCAGTTTGGATTATTTATTGTATAGATCTTCTANTTTTTCTCTGGATAGATCTACATACATCAATTCTTCACCTGCTTGTGCTTCTTTAAGTGATTCTTCAACCGAATTAGATAGTGCCATTAGTAAATTTCTCCTTTAATAATACCGTCAAGTCGTTTTAGTTTCCATACAATGTACTCCATGGTGGGGACACACTGGGGATTCCATCCAGCAAAAGTTGAGTGTTCTCCACTTGGTATCTGCCAACAGGGAGCATCATCATTCTCAAGGTCTAGTGATTCACGATATGCTTCATCACCAAACATAACAACTGCTCGCTCTGCTTGATTCAAACTACCAAAGCAAGCAAATCCATTCTTCTTAATCTCATCGGGGATTTCATGTTTCATTCCACAACAACGTCCCAAGCTTTCTTGAATTTATCATCCCAGTTATCACAATAGGGAGGATAGAAAGCATTCAGTGCAGCAGTGGTATCAACAATTCGTTGAGAATCACCAGCATCTACTGCTTCTTGTAGTTGNTCAAGAAGAAATGAGAATGTAGTAATTTGATTGAATGCNTCTTGAAGATCATTCATTACAGTCCAAGTTTTGTCAGTCATTGATTTGTTTTACCTGTAGTCATTATACAATAAAAAACCACCCCAGTCAATGAGGTGGTGGACAGTTTAGAAAGTGGTTTAGAGAGCATTACCACGAGGAAGAACTTCTTCTGGGAAGATGAAGTTTTCATGTGGTTGATCAGCAGGTGCCAACCATGCACGTAATCCTTCATTTAAAAGCACGTTCTTTGTATAGAACGTCTCGAATTCAGGATCTTCTGCTGCTCTAATCTCTTGACTTACAAAATCATAAGCACGAAGATTAAGAGCAAGCCCAATGATCCCAATAGAAGATGTCCAAAGACCCATGACAGGAACAAACAGCATAAAGAAGTGCAACCAACGCTTATTGCTAAACGCAATCCCGAAGATTTGCGACCAAAAACGGTTCGCAGTAACCATCGAATAGGTCTCCTCCTCCTGAGTGGAATCGAACGCTTTAAATGTGTTTGCCTGTTCTCCATCTTCATATAAGGTATTCTCAACAGTAACGCCATGAATTGCTGACAGCAATGCTCCACCTAGTATACCAGCAACTCCCATCATATGGAACGGGTTGAGCGTCCAGTTGTGGAAGCCCTGTAGGAAGAGTAGGAACCTAAAGATCGCTGCAACGCCAAACGACGGCGCAAAGAACCAACTGGATTGTCCGAGAGGATAGATGAGAAACACACTGACAAAAACAGCGATAGGCCCAGAGAACGCAATAGCATTATACGGACGAATTCCAATTAACCTAGCCAACTCGAANTGACGAAGCATGAAGCCAATGAGGGCAAATGCACCGTGGAGAGCAACAAAGGCCCAAAGCCCTCCAAGTTGGANCCANCGGACGAAGTNGCCCTGAGACTCAGGACCCCAAAGTAGAAGAAGAGAATGACCCATAGCATCAGCAGGCGTCGAGACAGCTGCCGTGAGAAAATTAGCACCCTCAAGGTAGGAACTAGCAAGACCGTGGGTGTACCAACTTGTTGCAAAAGTCGTGCCAGTAAGCCAGCCGCCAATGGCCAGATAAGCAGTGGGAAGAAGAAGTAATCCAGACCAGCCCACAAAGACAAAGCGATCGCGTTTAAGCCAGTCGTCCAAGATGTCAAACCATCCCCTCCTTTGTTGTTGTAATGTTGA